TCCAACAGGAGGACGATCAGGATCATATGCTCCTTTTATTACCATAGATGGAGTTTGAACAGCATTTCCTCTACTTTGAAGAGTAGATAACCATTTATCAAGACAACCAAGAGCCTTATCTATTCCATTTTCAAGAAGACGAGCATCATATTCTACTTTGAAATCACCAAGAGCCTTACTTTTTAATCCTCTGCTCTCTCCAATAACATTACTAAGGAGTATTTCCGCAGCTTTACATGTAGTGAATTCTCTTTTAACCCAGTCATAATAATCTCCATTAGTTGTAGTTGTATTCCATGTAAGACTATCTGAAGTGAGAGAAGCTTCATATATAGCAAAGTTTATAGTATCGTCAGGAATTTCTCCTATATAGGCTCCATACTCAAGTTTCATTTTCCTCAAAGAGGAATAAAGTGGATTATATGTGGAAGTAAAATAGAACTCATAATCATCTGATAGAGATACACCAGACGAAGAAGAAATAGAATCATCAAGAATAACTGTAACTATATTGTTTTCAAGAACATAACCAGAGCCAATTGTAATTGTTACTTCATTATCAGATACAGATAATGTTTTTGGAAGTACACCAGAAAAAGTAATACTTGATTCATCTCCATTGACAGGTTCAGTCTCAACAGAAACAGTACTATCTGTAATTGTTGAAGAATCAATAGTATCAGAAAAAGCAATAGTAATATTAAAATCTTGATCAATCAGAGTAGAAAGATTTGTATCTCTGTTATCGGGAAAAGTTGAAGATACAGTAAATAAAGAAGAAACGGCACTTGTTTCTGAAGATGTAGGAGTTCCAGTAATAGTTGTAGAAGTAGAAGAAGGAAGCTCTTGGATACTACCAGTACCAGTAGTAAATGGCCAGGTTACATTTCCTGTATAAACAGAACCAGTTTTAACAAGGACAGAGAAGGTATCTCCAACTTCATAGGAACCATCCTCAAAAGAAACATTAACATCATCAGCAATTGGAATTAATCCATACGTAACCTTGAATGGTCCATATATTAGTGAAGGATTACTATTTTTATACCAAATAAATCTAGCTGTTCCAATATTACCAGCTGTATAAATACTAATTACAAATGTATCTTCAGATGCTGAACCAGAATATGTTCCAGAAAAAGAGGCTTCTCCAGTTCCAACATTATCTCCTTTAACAGTATCAAATACAGAACGAGATCTAATTCCTGTATTTAGATCATCAGTACTATCTTCGTCTCCTGAGATATATACACGATATGTAGTACTAGCAGATAATCTCTTTGTTGGAGTGAAAATTACCTTTGTTCGCCAAAGTGTTCCATCTCCACCATAATCATATCCAGAATAACTATCCAGATCTGAATTATTAATTTTCTCTGTAGTAATAGTTCCCTGGACAAGACCTCTATAGTCAGGAGATTGAAGTATTTCTTCTTCATCTCCCTCTTCCAGTCTATTATGATAAAGAAGAAGATCTGGGCCGGACCATGTGTCTTGATCTGGACCAGTTACGAAAATATTATTGGCAAGAGATGTTTCGTCTACTTCTCTGTCAAATAATACCCAGACTTGATCTGATAGTATTACATTGACACCAGAAACAGTTGGATGGACAAGATCTATAATATCAGATAGGTTAGCCAATTAATAGACTCACCTCCAGCTACCATGACTATTATTCCCCGGCCTCTATTCCTTCAAGAACAAATTCGAGATATTCATTCTCAGAATGTTCAATTTCTCCAATCATTTTCTTTTCTTTTTCGGATAGCTTTGTTTTTCTTGAACCTTTTTCAATCTCTTTAGACAATTTCTTCTTCAATGAATTAACTTTTGTCTTGATATAGCCACACAATTGTTTTCTATTTTTATTAGCTTGTTCAAGTTCAAGTATTTTAAGTAAATTATGAATATTATTTTCTTTGGAAACAGCATTCTTAGCCGCCTTCAAAGAACTCTTTATAATCAATTTATATTTATCTTCTCTCTTAGTATTCTGCTCTCTTCTCCTTTGTTCAGATTCCAGAAACTTTCTATCAGATTCAGCTCTAGAAACGATATTAGGATCAATCTTGGGTGTAGATACCTCAGCTTCCTTAACTTGCCTTTCTTGCTCTTTTTTTACATATAGATAAGCCTCTGAGACCTTTTCGAATGATGGATCAATAACATCAATTAATCCATTAGTGAGAGAAGAATACAAATAGTCCTTATCTGAATTAGATAGAAGATCAAAATCAACAGGAACTGGTCCATTGTTCATATATGTTAAATGAACATCATGGTTTTGATCCTTAAGAAACCACATTGGTCCCGATTCTTCATTCAATTTTATATTTATAATCAAGAGATTCCTCCATTCTCTTCACAGTCAAGAATAACACAAAACTTTTGATAAAGGAATAGCTCCAACTCTACAAGAGAGAGGAGCTATTCAAGTATTAGGCTAAGAGATAATAATGCTAGATGGAAATTGCTGTTCCAGCATCAATTGAAGTCAGAGCACTTGAAACCTCAATTGTAGCCTGAGCAGGAAGAACAACCTCGTTAGGACGAACAAATACGTTTCTCATTACACCGATGGAAAGACCTTCAGCAAGAACAGAGATTGCATATTTCTCACGCATCTTGACCTTCATGAGATCTCTAGCAGGATCAGACCATTCACCAGAGTTGACATCCTCTTCAACCCAAAGGATACCAAGTTCATTACGGTCAAACATATAAATATCAGTTAGCTTCCGACTTGCATCAAATCGAACAAATGGAGAAACAATAATAACAAGAGGAATATTAGCGTAGGAAGGCAGCTGAGGAGCAGAATTAATATTTTGTGGATAACTCAGAAGATTACTAGCTGTTGAACTGTGAGGAGCAGATTGACCATCTGGAGTTTGTCCAGGAGTGATATTTTGTCCGCCACCAGTAGGCCAAGGAGCACGACCAGCAGGGTTCCCAGTCCAAGAAGCAAAAAATACTCCGCCACCATTCTGTAGAGCAAAAGCCCGAAGAACAGGATCCTTTACCCACATAACCCAAGTTAATGGATGCATGAGTAGGGTATTTGGAGTATATCCTTGAGTTACAATCTGGCCCCAACAATCAAAGATATCATCAACAATAACAGAACCATTTGGTTGACCACGGAGATTCCGACCGTGAGTTACACCAAATAGAGAATCAGTAGGATTGAGATTATCAAAGACTGTTACGCCCATTGCTCGAATATAATTAAAGATCTTCTCTTCCTTGTGTCTAGCAAGAGCACGACCAGCAGCCCGAAGATGCATCCCCATAATATCAAACTGAGAACGAGAAAGCATTTCCTCAGAGAACTTAACTGCGAGACCGACCTTGCCGATATTCGCAGTAATCATTCCCCCACCCATACTGAGCTGCTGTTCTGGATACTCTTGACCTTCAGCAATATCAGCTGCAGTCAATGCACCCATAGCAGGGAAAGTGATATTCTGGCCATACTTATACTGAACTCTAGTTAGGAGGTTGGCTCCAACAAGAATAGGTTCGGCGGCCTCACGAACAATCTGATTTACAACTTTCGGAAACAAAAGCGGAGCATTGGTAGTACTAACAGCATCTTTAATTCTGATTTTCTCTTCAATATTATCTCCATCAGTTCCAGGGACGGTGCCATTATTTTCCCAGATCCACTTGAACTCGCGCCAATCTTGGATTTGGTATTTCATTAATTTATTCCTCCTATAGTTTAAAGAATTCTTATCGACAAACTAAATTAACAATAACTAGTTGGTTAGCTCCACCTGCATATGTAATCTCAGTTGGAACACCACTAGTTGCACTACCAGAGAATTGATCATACTGTCCAAGACCAGCAGACGAAGAACCAGCTGTTGCATTAGCCATAGTTCCTGTCGCATCACTACTCAGAGCAGGACTCCATCCAGTACGAACTCTATCAAGATAACTTCTTGGGAAAGTACGGAACTCTAGAACCTGACCCAGAAGCATACCAGGATCATCACTAGAAGGATCAGCACGTTCGAAGTTACTATCGGTGTCACACTTTAAAAAATCACCAGGTTTTAACTGAGTTGTCCCAGCTACAACACTAGCAAAAGAAGAAACAACAGAAGGATTAGCTTTGTAGTGATAATAGGTAATAGTTGTGCTACCAGTGATAGCAGGAAGTGTCTGACCATCAGCAGAGTAAACAAACAGGATACCCATCTCATAATCCATCCACCAATCACCAGAAGCCCGAATCCCATCAAGACTATCTACTTCGTTAACAAGTAGAGTAGTCAAAGTAGAACTAATTGTGCTTCTAGCGGTATTCTTAGCAACTGGATAATTCTGAACAGCCCATCCGATAACAGGATAACTATCAAGAACAGGATACAGACCAGTTGAAGAATCATAACGACCAAAAGCTTGACAATATGTACGAGTCCGCCATGCACCAGATCCACCCGGAGCAATAGCTGAACTAGTCCAAGTATTATCTACAGATTCAGTTGCAGCTTGACCAGGAATATACGGTAGCTTTAGAACATAGTCACAAAGAACAGAAACCTGATGCTGCATATTATAGTTATAGTTACGGAAAGCAGCTGGATTAAACCCATCATCTTGGAGACTACCATCGCCAGCCCATTGTAGGAAAGCATAGGCAGATACACCAATTGGGTATTTCTTTGTGGTATCATCAAATGATTCACCATAACGACCCATAAAATGATAAGTACTTGCATCAACATCTGATAAGGTAACAGACTTGGCTGTAGTTACAGCTTCACCAGTAGTAATATCAATTGTCCCAGCAGTTACATCATTTGCAGAATAAGTTACTGTTGCGCCAGTCAATCCGTATTGAGCAGGCATAACCCGACCATGAGGATCAAGAGCAACAATCTTACCAGCAGGAATGACGATCCAATTCTCATAATATTTGTCTATAAATTGAACTGGAAGCCAAGCAGCAGGTCTGAACTCACAAGCTGGACGTTCGCCTTCACTATGCTCAACATCAGGAAAAATATTCCCAACATGATCATAGGTCTTGTAGTTTGGGGTTAGTTGTCCAAGACTGTTAAACTGATTAGGCATTCAATATACCTCCTAATTATTGTTGTCACTAACTTCAGGCATTTCGGCTGGCAAATAACCCGCCAACTTTAATGTATTTAAATAGTCATTAGCTGCTTCAAGACCATTTTTAATTCTTAGCTTCATATATTCTTTCTGTACATCCATGAGATATTCTTTTGTTATCCTAATTTCTTTATCTTCTATTATCTTACTATCAGTCTTTTTTGTATCAAGAGTTTTATCTTCAAATTTTAGCGTAGGATCTCCTATTTTTTCAGTTGGTTGTCTCGCTATCCCTAAATTAAGCATATCATTAAGTTTTTCAACGTCAACTTTTTCTTCAAGTTCTGTAGTAAGCGAAGTGATTTCTGCAAGTGTTTTTTCTGATAGGTCTTTTTGTAGTGTATCTTCGACTTTTTCCCCAACTAATTTCTTGAAGAAGATAACCTTATCAATGCAATTATTTTTAAGAGATAGATTAAGTTCTGTTATTTTATTTTTTAGATTCTTATTATCTTCAATTGTATTTTGAAGTTCTGTCTTTAATTCATCATTATTGATAGATTTTTCTAGTTGTTCCTCAAGAGAAGAAATCTTATTCTTCATATCTTCACAGCTAGATGGATTTGTGAGATCTCTTTCTTCAAGTACAAACTCAAGGCCATTCAGTATTTGGAGAATTTCTTTATCTTCAAAATTATCAAAATAATCAACTGTAAATTTGCCAATACCTATATCTTGTGTATCATCTACATTATCTTTCTTTTTATTACACCCAAGTCTCTTTCCTTTTCGTTCAATGCAAGCACGAATCTTATCTTTATCCCCAGGTCCTTTATATCTACCAAGTAAGCGAAGAGCTGATGTGTAGTGAGAATTATGAACAAATACTCCAGCAGATAAAGCAAAATTATTAGTACCCTCTACCTCTATATCATATACATCTTCAAGAACAGGATATTCCTTAACTGATATAACTTTATGATTATATAGATCATTGGAAGTTAATGAAGCACACCCAATTCTATTTTTTAACCAAGATAAAGAAATATGTCCATCTTTCCATTTTTGCAGAATGGAACTCTTATTTTCCTTTATGGATTTCAGACCTAGATTTACTCTATCAGTCTCAAATCCAGCCTTCTTAAACCATTTTTTTAATATATATCTATCTATTTTATATTTATCTTGAAGCATTGAAAAATTAGGATTACTTATATAATCTTCATAAATTTTTTCTAAATTTTGGCCAAAAATATAAGAAAAATAGTCTTCAACTAATGTTATGACTATATCATTACTCTCTTTCTTTATATTTGAAAAATCAGCTTTTTTTAGCCAACGACGAATAGTTGCTTCTTTTATTTGTAATCTATCAGCAATAAATTTTAACTGTATGCCAGTTTCCTTTGCAAGATAAATATCAATAAGTGACATTCCTGTATTACCAATCTCTTCATAAATATTGTCCCAATTATAAGTTCTTCTTCCTTTTGATAAGGCATCAGAATATGCTGCAGATAATGACTCATCACTTAAAATATGGGCCATCCTATTTTTCATAAAGTTAGATTTGGCTTTTATCTGATCAACAGTTGGTATAGTATTATTGTTTTTATGATTATCTTTATGTATTAGTAGATGCTGCTTTTTTGTTAAAACATCTAAATTGGATGGTTTATTATTAAACTTATTTTCATCTTTATGATGCACACATAATCCATCACAATCAGCATAAAATCCAAAATTTTCTCTTGCAACCATATGATGTGTATATTCCCAAAATCTATAATACGGTTGAAATATTTTTTCATAAACTGCATTCTCTTTATTATATTGATCTTGCCTCTTCCAATAAAATGGCATTAATGATTGACCTATGACAAGGTCTGATGCTTCTGTATACTCGAATTCTCTTGTTAAAAAAGGATGATTAGGAGTACAAATAATTTCTTCATTATTATCAAGTGTGACCTTTATTACCTCGGTCTTTGATTTTGCTTTCCAAGCTGCTGTGACTCTTTTTGGGACAATAGACTTCTGATTTAAATCAAAACCATAAACCCAAACTTCTTCTTTATTGTTAATTTTATCTACAATTTCTTTAATAGAAATATCATTTCCATCTAATGTTTTTATTTTCTGTGGACCAAAAAAACAACAATCCGGTACCGGGAAAGATCTGTCTGGACCACAAAAAGAACTATCTGGAAGTGATTTTCTTTTCTTGGTTGATAATTTAGCATCCCAAAGAGCCTTTCTTTCTTCTTCAGGAATTTCTTTATCAAGTATAAAATCAATTAGCATATCTATATATGCATAATCTTCATCTTGTGGATCAGAACCAAGGATTTCTTCTGAATCCTCAAATAAGAGATTGTATTTATTCAACTGGTCTGCAAATTTTTGGACCAATTGTTCTTCTGTAGTATCTTCTTCAAGAGTATCAAAGAATTTCTGGGCTAATTTATCAAGATCAAGATGGTCTTTAAATAAAGGAAATTTTTCTTCTATAAATGAAGAAAGTAATTCTTTAACTTTATCAAGAGTCAATTTCATTTTATCAAGCTCCTTATCTTTAAAAATAGTAAGGCTATCTACAATATTAAAACCTACTTCTGGGATACTGTCATTAGATTCATTGTAATTAAAAGAGTTTTTAATCTCTCCATTCTGGAATATTTCTATTGTTTGCGAATGTGAATCAGCTGGCCTATTTACATATGAATACTCATCATACATAAGATTACCAGCGATTAAAGCACAAAGAACACCATCATATTCTTTACCTGGGCGATGTTCGCACATTCCATCTTCTGCATTAGCCCAATCTTTCTTACAAACATTACATACAGCAGCATCTGTTCTAGCCCCAATCGAACCAGTCAAATACCTTCTATCTATTACTTTTCTAATTGAATCAGGATCAGAAATTGATGCTGTTATTTCAATATAACCAAGACCAGGATAGGATTGATCTTTTGTAAAGTTAAAATCCTTAATCAAGAAAACATTATTAACTACATCAACACATTCAATTGGAGATAGCTCGCCTTTAAGAAAAGCATCAATCAGAACATCGCTTGGTTTATCTCCAATAACTTTATCTTTTCTTTTTATAAAGTCCTGTCTGAATCCCATTGAAATATCAACATAACGAGCATCTTCAAGACGACCAATAGCGTCTTCTTCATCGTCGTGGTGTAGCAATATTGGTTTAGGAAAAGGAAGAAGCCAAGAAGAAACACCAGCTTGCATCTTATCAGGAAGATAGAATCCATTATTACCAGTTACCTTCCCTGAGTGAGTTGCAGCAATTTTTACTCCAAGAACATCAGGAATTCCATTTAGATTCTCGTATGATGATCTATATTTTCTCGGATCTTTCTTTCCAAAAGAAATGAAAAAATCTTTGTTTTCTTCAGAGTCTTTAATTTGGAGAGGTTTTGCTGTAAAGAAATCAGTAAACCTAATAAAATTCTTCATATGGACATCCTCCAATAATATTACTATTTTTTCTGTATTACACAGTTACAATTAGGATGTATTGGAACACAATTATTTAGAGATAGATCATCTATATTGAATTCTTTTCCGTCAAGAGATTTGCATTTATCACAAGATTCATCAATTGTCAAAAAAACAAGCTTTTCTATTCCTTTTGATTTCATACCAATAATAGTCCCATAATGATAAGCTTTTCTTGTTTCCACATCTGATATAAATTCTACACGATATTTCTCTAATGAAAATATTGATCTAACAGAATTAATGAGACTAACCTTGTCAAATGGCCTGTTTTCTCCTATTAAATTACTGATTGAATCTAATATATTGTTAGATAATTTATTTATATAGAAACTACATCTATCTACAATTTCTTTTCTTCCTTTTGATATATAAGAAACGTTATTTGAACTTTGATTGAATGTTTCATCATCAAAACCTTGGATAAATTCAGTTACCGAAAAAGAAGAAAAATCCACTATTACTTCTGATTTCCAGTTATTTACAATATTTTCTATTTCTGAATATAGAAGATTAGTATTATTTGAAGATACAATAGTTGAAACTATTTCTGATTCAAGATTTCTATATGGATTATCAAGAATCATTCTTGCATCTGTTATATTCCTGATACTATTTCTTACAGCAACAGGTTTTGGTTTCTCATCTTCAGATGAAGCACCTGTTTTTATCCATCCTTCATCAATACTTCTAATAATTTGTTCTGGTTCGCTAAATAACTTCCAATATGTTTGATGCCAATCTGGATATTTACTTGGGTTATTCTCTTTAAGATTATCTGGTATTTCTATTGGTTCTTTACCAAGTTCAGAACGAAATTCAGAATATATAATCCCATTTGATTTGAATAGTTCTATTGTATGTTTTTCCATTTCCATCTTATTCTCGATATCAATTTCTCTAAACTGAAGATGAACAAGATTTTTCTGATCAAGAATATCTGTTGATGTGGCAAGAGTTGATTCAAGAAGAAGCTCGTTTATAATATGTTGATTAAATTGAGCCTCAAGTGTATCCTGAACAGCTTTAACTGTATCAATAAGCTGCCTACTAAGACTTCTGGCTGTTCCCCTGTTGGCGGTATTACCTTGAATTGCAATTTTCCCATTTCTTCTTGTAATAAAAAGATGATTTGGGACGTTAAAACAATAAATCATACCTTCATATTGTTTTTTGGAAATATGCTTATAAACAGATCCATTCTTATGAATAGAGAGAGAATTAATTACACCAGAAATATTTACTCTATATATCCATTCTTTTTTATATCCTTTTCTTCCAAATCCATTTTCTGATTGTTTTGTTTTTGCTTTTTTTGCAGAAAGGCCAAGAGATAATGCTAATTCTTGTATATCATCTGCTAATTGGCTACTTACTGTATAATAAGTTCTTGATCTTCCTCCATGATTGATATATCCAGAATGACCATCACCATCAATAGCACATAGCAATAAATTTTTTCTACTTTCAAAACTCCAAGTTCTCCAATCTGAAGGAAGATTTTTATTTTCTGCTAAATGTCCAATATTATTATAAATATAATCAAATAAAGCCTTAGAATAAATTATAAAACGACCTTCTTGGCTGCGATTTTCTCTTATAGGAGGAAAATATTTTGTAAAAGAACAACCTATGTTATTTAAGCAACTTTCAATATTATCAAAAACATTTCCAGGATTTTGAGATATAACTATTTTATATGACCCACTTTTGTAATGTCCTGATATATCTAAAGACCCTTCGCTAACAAAATAACCCATAAGAGATGCAAAATCTTTTTCTAAAGCAACAAAATCTTTTGCTTTCCCATGTTTTTTAGGACTTGCTGGAAGAATAATAACATCATCTTGAGTATTAGTATCTTTAAATGGAGCAGCATCCATATATTGAAACTCTTTGTAACACAATCCTTCATATAATTCATACCCTCTTTTTATCTCCCATTTATTAGTCCATCTTGATGATACCCACATTCTATGATGTGGAGTAACAAATATATCAAGATGTTTACCTGTAAAATGCAACATATCTCCTTTGTAATAATCTACATATTTATAGTTTGGAATATGGAATTCAATATTTTGAGTTTCTGGATTATATGTAGCAATCTTTGTTTTGTCATCAATTTCATTATATTTTCTCCATCCATATTCCGTTAATGTCTCTGTTTTTTCATCATAACAATTACCCACGCCAAGATCCATTTCTGATATACCAAGTCCAGCGATTACTCTCATTTTGAAATGCTGAAGATAACTTTCAGCACGAAGTGCTCTTCCTTCAGAACCAATTAACTCTATTTTGTGTCTTTCTGGAGTTACTATTCCACCTTCAGATGGCATATATTGTATTTCATCTTTAACAGCATCAATCTCTTTTGTTCCATCTTCTGTATATCCAGCAGGAGCAGTTTCTGTACCAACTGTATAATGAAATAAAGGGAATATATGTTGATATATAAGTAATTCAACATTTTCTTCTATTTTACGAAGCGCCCTAATATCATCAATTACAGGGACAAGATCTGGAGTTCCAAAAATAAAACCATCTTTCCTATGAATATAGAAATGAACTATATCATCTGGATTATAATCAATATATCTTCCATCTGGCATCTCTTGTCTCCATTTAATAATCTCTCCTGTTCTCTGATTAACTTTCATTCTCATAGTTTCTGCTGGAAGATGAAAATAACCAGCAACTGGATTAAGTTTCTTTCCTTCAGGAGTTGTTCTTATTGATCCACCAGATGATTTTGTATTTCTAACCTTAAGGAGAAAAGCGTTTGATAATCTAATTAATGATGTACCAATACCCCTAAGTAATTCAGCCGTTGGGATATCTGAAGCAATTGATATTTGATGAAGTCTTTCTTTGATATATTGAATATTAGTAAGATTCTTTCCAACAAAGTCATAGCCTTCTTTGTACATCAAGGCTATCTTTTTTCTATTGGCTTGCCTTACAATTGATTCTACATCTTCAACTACACCAACTTCAGCAAGATCATATTCTGGAGGAAGAAATTCGCCTCCATAGGTTATTGTTCTTGAAGACACATATGAAAGAGCTTTTGGTTTTAGCTTCTTTATTGAAATTGAAGGGATAGAAGTCCCTTTTGATGTTGGAGGAAGATTATTTACAGAAACAGCATTGAATCTAATTGATTTTGGAACATCAACCTTCTTTTTCCTTTTGAAGAAATTCTTAAAGAAGTTTTTCACTAGACTTCCGCCTTATTCAATTCTTGTATCCACTTGTTTATTTTATCTGATTCTCCTGGTTTTGTCTTCATTGTGCAAGGAATTGATATTTGTGCGTATTCTACTACTCTTGATTTCAAATCATTAACCTTATCTTCAATAGTATCAAAATTAGGAGTAGATACAGCATCTTCTGCTTCTATAGTCAATGTAGCAGGAGCACGAGGTATTACATCATCTATAAGAATATTACCATTATTATCAATGGATACATTATATGGAATGTTTGGGTTGAGAAAATTATCAAAGAAATTATCAATTTCAGATATTGAAGGAGATCTTCCTTCTTTTGCGCAAACAAGTTGCCCTTTGTTAATTGCTGTAATAATTGCAACAATGAAAGCAATCATTCTAACAAATTGAAGTTTTCTGATACTTATCTTGATATAGACAGATCCACCGCCAGCTGTCTCAGAAAGGAGTGCTTTTGCATTATTTATATAGAAAGCTAATTTTTCCTGGACAGATTCTTTTGCTTCAAGAATTCCTTTATTGAGCATTGCAATTCCAGAACTAAGTTCATGAAGTGGAGAATCTGAAGTTAATTCCATATTCAATTTTTTAAGTTGGAGGTTGATATGGTCAATAATACAATCAATTGGAGAAAGAACAACAAGAGAAAATTGATCAAGAAGAGCGGTTATTGACATAATAATAGGCATGAATATTGGAGCAATTAATCCTTTGATAATATCAATTATCCCATCAAATTTTGGGACATCGAAAGCTATTAGACTCATCAAAAGAGCAATTATTCTCTGAAGATCAGGAATACACATATAAGAAAGAAGACTCATTAATTCACAATAATCTGAATAAATATTGAAATTATTGAGCATTCCAATTACATCATTAATAATATCAAGTCTAGCAAAAATATCTGCACGCAATGCAGCAATAAAATCAAGACTTGGGAATACTTCGACAAGAGAAAGAAGCCTATCTCCACATGGAATACAATCACGGGCCCAATCCTGAAGATCAGAACCAAATGTACTATCTGGAACAGATAATTTAGTATTTCCTACAGATAGATCAGTTAATTGCCCGCCATCAAACTCTTTTGTCCCAATATTTGCTGTATTACCAGTTAACTCTTCAAATTGAGTTATTGCATCCTGTTGTGTTGCTGTAGATGATACAGGTGTCTGTATATAAGACTGAACTATCTTTTGAATATTATTAGAAAAAGATCTTGTTGTTTCAAGTTCTCTTGCGATAGTTGCAAAGACAGCTTCCTCTTTTGGATCTGCATGAGCTGATTTCTCAAATGTATTACATATCAGAGTACAGTCTTCCAAGCATGTTTTTAGTTCATCAGCCATATAAAAATCCTAAAAGTGAGGAGTATCTAACTTGTGTTGTACTATTTGAGCTAAAACAAGACCAAGAACAAGAGGTTTAAGAAGATCAAATAGTTTTGGAATTGCTGAATTCTGGAAATCCTTCAGATCAATAGGTTCAATTACATTAGCTGGAGATGAAACTTCATTTCTATTCATTCCAGATAGATTACCATATCCAGCAAAATCTGTTTTCAATGGGTTTTTCCGCGCTTCAAGTATATCTTGCTGTGATACATAATCTATCTTTGCATCATTAATTCTAGAAAGACATTGTTTATACATCTCGTAAGATATCTTTGTCTTGTCTTTTGCTTCTGGAAAACATCTCCCAATAGCATCAATAACATGAGAATCTCTTTTTGGGTCCAGATTAATAGAATAATTACCAACTCTTTCATCTACTCTTTTTTGAGTCAGTTCTGCTAATTCTTCTATTTGTTTATATCCATCAACAATTTCTTGGACTTGCTGTCTTGCTTCTTCTATTGTTTCTGGTTCTGGCTGAGCACTAACACCACTATCTTCTTCTCTTGCTGCATCTGGTTCATCATATTCTATTGTTGGTCTATTCTTTAGAATCTTTCTATCATCAGAAAAATCATTTCCAAGTTCATTTGGGAGATTAAGAGGTATTTTTTGATTATCTTTTGAAGCCATTAGTATCCTACAACTTTCTTTGTAGCATTAATTCTTAATTTCAATGATGTTATATTCGATCCGTCAATTCCTCTTGGAATTACAACCTTTAACCAGACAGGGTGAAATGTTGAAATGTCACCTTCATCAGTAGTGCCAATGTATGGAATATCAACAGTATTATTATTTGAAACAGCCCCCCAGTCTTCTTCTATTGGTTCTATTCTGTCTTGTATTAATTTCCATTGCCAATTATTTGAAGTATAATCACCACCTGTCGAATCATATACAGATAATGTAATATCCTCATAATAATGGGTTAGATCTGAATTTCTTATATATAAAGGATAAATAAGTGTACCACCTACTCTACCATCAATAGTAATCCGAAAAGGAGAAAGACCGCTGTCATCCTGTGTTAAAACAGTGGTTACATTTGGTTCTTCGTATATATAAAGTGACATAATTATATTATATATTCTTCCTTTGTGGTCTAGACATTAGGGATCTGGAAGATACTTTCCTTCTTCTTTGTGGAGGTGGTTTATCTTTAAGAAAACCAGGCCAGCTCCATATCTTTCTTTCTGTAAGTTTTGAACTAACAGCAGGAACCCTTGCTCCAAATACAGATGGAGAACTCCTTATATATTCAGTCCTACTAGTCCTTTCTCCAGATATAAAATTTTCATCTTTTCTTGATGAAGATGCATTATTATTTATTCTTTCTGATGTCTGTTCTTTTGTTTCTCCAAACTGACCAGAAAAGGCAATATCTGTAATATACTTTGGTTTACCAAGGGCTGAACCCTCAAGAGTAAATCCAATGAGAGAAAGATTAAGGGCATCAACAAGGTGATCTCCAGCTTGTTCATTATTTGTGCTATAAACAGGTGTTCCACCTTGCGATATCTTCTTAATTATATATCCACCAAGAGAATCAATTAGCTTTTGATCACTTCTTGGAAAACGAAGTTCATTTCTTTCAAATTTACGTACAGCATTTTCAACAAGAAATGGTTTTGCGGGTTTCTTTATAGGTTTCTTTGTAAAAAGGTCCCTAATCTCAATAGATCCACCAAAATCATATGATTTAACGACTTTTGCAAGACGAGCATCATTATTCCATATTTTAGGAATATCTTTATTAACTAAGGCATCAGCTCCAAAACCATGTAGAATTTCTTCCTGAGCATGGCCATATCCGCGATCGATATAGATAAATTCAGGTCTCCACATTCTATTGAGTTCAATAATCTTCTGCATAGCCGCAGTTTGTGTCCACCCAGCTTTACTAATTATATGTTTATCTACTACATAATAGAGATTATTTGATGGATTAAATCCAGTAATAATTATTACTGTACCAATCTTTACATCATTCCAATCAACCCCAAAAGAATATGTCCATCTTGGATCTGGTTTCATATTTGAATATTCATAATTATCTTCACACATCTCTATATATCTATTTTGATAGACACCTTCTTCTTGTTCACCAAAATTAGCTTCAATTTCTCTTTCATACCCAAGTTCTGTTAATTGAGATCTAAAGTATTTCTCAAGATCTTCAGACCACATCGGATTAACTTTTGAAGAATAATGAAAACTCTTATAGATCTTCCCGTGGTATGTATTATAAAAATTTTCTCTTCTTCCTGTTGGAGTTGAAGACATAACAACTTCTGCATTTGGAAAGTTTGTAATTACAGCAGCAACAGCATTAATATCCTCTGCAGACAAGTAATCACAATTATGAACTATATATCCATTATTTATTAAAAATGTATGATTTTTGGATGTAGTAATGTTAAATACATTATATTTCCCAATATAAGATGAATTAATAATAGGAATTTTTATAGTTTTTCTAGAATAATCACATCGTTGTTTTATCCATTCATTAAACTTTATTTGATTTCTAGAATATTTAACTTTCTCTTTTAAATAATTTAATAAAAAAAATGATTCTAATTCTTTATGTGGTTCATAATAATATCCAATTAAATCAAAAAATTTAATTAAATTGTCTATTGAATTACAAATTCTAAGTTCATATTTAACTTTACCTCTATCATCAGCCTTATCATCTTTTTTCTGTTTGACTATTGATGAAATATCAAAATAATACAATAAATCCTTAATTTGATTAAGAATATCAATTAAGTTCTGTCTATATATTTTTAATTTATTAAATGTTATCGATATAGTCTTTGGAGTTCTATCATTTTGTTGCATGGCAATTTTATTGCCCTCACATCCAAATAATACAGATATAAATTCTTTCTTTACATCATCTGTGCCGTCTAATATAAAATTAGATATCAAGTATTCTTGTTCTGTTTTTTTGCCATAAGGAATATGACACTTCTCAGATATTATATTTACAAGATCAACACCAGCAGATATTGAATTAGTATTACCAACAATTCCATATTTTGGACTAATAGTTCTTCTACTATATGTATTTAATTTATATTTATTTCCAACTAAAAATCTTATATCTTCTTTTACTTGTTCTAATCCTTCTATAGATCCAGAAAATCCAAATATATTTGGTCCACAATTTGATTTTGTTGCCCAGCCATCAGATAACAAACAAGCATATAATCTTGCTATTGCTATCTCTTTTGTTGTGGATAGCTTTCTATCTTTTAAAGAAATCCATATATTATCTAGTTTAGAAATAGGTTTATAATTTTCACCATCAAAAAAAGGATGATTATTTGTACATTTAATAATATCCCTATTTAGAAGATCATATTGATATACATCTTTATAACCTGTTTCTTTAATATCAGAAACAACATCTTTTTCCAAAGAAACTCCATTAAATGAATAAATTTCATCTCCTACTTTAATCTCTTCAATATTCTTTTTCCCAAGTGGAGTTATTATTTTTGTGTTTTTTGGGAAACACTCATCCATCAATAATCTATGGGCTGGTTGACCACGAACAGAACCAGCCTCACCTTTGCTTCGTGTTCCTGCTGAAAAGCCTTTTATGTAAGATCCACTATTTAATTCAATTGTATAATGAGGAGCTTTCACCATTCTTTTTATTGAATTGTATAGATTTGGATTTCTTTCAAGAAGTTCAGGAATACGAGAAAAAAGCATATCTATTTGAGATTGAAAAGGAGCAAGGGTAATTATTTTATAATTATCATTAGTGAACAAACCATGAAGAGCTGAAATAACAAGCCCCTCGCTATTATGAACAATAATATTGTTAGCTATAAAATTTTTATATTTTGGAACAGATAGATCCCAGGTAGTTTTATTTCCAGAATATACTTTTGATTTTACTTTTATAAAAACAATATCATTTTCTTGGTGATCAAAAATTGAGTTATATATATTACAATTTATTTTATTTGGAACAGCGATTAAATCACCTTCATTTATATCTCTAAGATCTACCCATTCATCACTAAAAACTCTTTTTCTTTTTTTATCGATGGTTTTTCTTCCAAGATTTCTACGAACCAAAAATGGATGATTATCAGATGCTTCAATTGATCTTCCATCTGATAAAGTTAATCTATATACGTCTTTTTTCCCATTACAGGACAAATAAGCTTCTGATGAGACAGCTTTATAATTATCATCTATACATATAACCTTTTCTCCTTCTTTTATATTTTCTATCTTTTTTAATGTCCCATCGGACATTTGTATTAAAGTACCAGATACAAGACATTTTCCGAGCTGTCTTCCCCACAAGTATAACTTTCTCTTACTAGTACACTTAAGACTGATTGATTGATACGGTCTATGAAATGGAGATTTACCAAGACGTGCTTTTTCTTCATCAAAAGGAGGAAATTGACTATTTAATTTTCCTTCATCTGTTTTTCTTTTCCAAACTTTTCCATCTGGATCAAGACAATGCCAATCAAGATATTTGGCTGCCCAGACAACTGGATCATAAATAGATATTAATACTTCAGGATCAGAGTACTGAGATAATACTTCTTCTGATATATATTGTTTTGGTATTCCACTACAAGGAATTTCGAAACTATCTCCCTTTTGAAGTCTATGTTTCTTTATATATGATCTGATGCATTCAGTGCATTCAGGAGTACATTCTTTGAGGTTAATTGGAGACATTAAACAAATAGACTCCTAAATGTGTTATATCCTTTATCTGTTGTATTTCCAATGTGCCTTGCCGCCATTTTTCCATCTCTCATTGCTTTTCTAGCTATTATTCTTCCAGAACCCATTGCTGCATTCCAGGAACTTCCTGTTCTTCCAAGTCTTGTAAAAGATCTACGCCCAAGACTAGCTAATCCAGCTCCATACCTTGCTCCAGCATATAGTCCAGCTCCCATTGCCCCACCAACAAGAGGATTACTTCCTACAAGAGCACCAGTTGCTATGGAAGCTTTCATCCCAAGACCTTTTGCTCCACCAACCATTGCTGCTATACCAGCACCTTGAATAGCTCCACCAATAATAGAAGAATTATTTGAAAAAGCCCCATACATTCCACCACCAATTCCACCATAGACTGCTTGACGACCAATGTTTGATCCCCAAATAGTCTTTGCCATTCCACCAGCAGATTTAGATATATTTCCCCACATAGTTAATTTCACTTCCTATTATTATGCTATTAATAAGGTT